TTTTTAGATTTTTCTGGATCAAAGTTATCAATATATGTTAAACAGTTTTCAATGCCGTCCAACACCATTTCATCTCTAAAAGTATAATTGATAAAATTAGATTTCATAGATAAGTGATTTGCAATCTTAATAAAGCACTCACCTAAATAGTCCGTTACAGGTGGTTTGTCCCGCCCTTCTTCCTGGGCAGCTAAAACACTCTTCTTATACTCTGATATTTTTTGATAGAACTCTTTGTTGTCAACATAGTGAGCTCTTACGTTTTCTTTCATTTTGGTCTCCATTATAAAAATTTTTCTTGACAAGCGTAACGCTTAGTCGTATAATTCGCTATGTAGCGACAAAAGGATAATACACTTTAGTAATTATTTAATGTACTGTCTTTTTAACATTGTTCATAGCATCAATCATTTTATTTAATGCTTCCTCTTCCTCAGCGGAAACATAATCATCTTCAAATATTCCTTCATCTTCAACAAATGATCCTGTATACTCTACACTCTGTTTGTATACGGTGTCAACCAATTGTTTATATGAACGGTAAAACCTTTCTGATAAGGGATATGTTGTTATAACATTTATATCGTCAAAAGTTACTTGAATAGAATCCGTCATAGTCAAATAAGGTCTAATATGATTTATTTCTCCCAACCCTCTAGGGCCTGGTGCTGGCATTGACAAATACTCCAAAGGATACAAAACTGTAATTCCTTCTTGGGTTCTGTCTGTATAGCCTATAATATTTTGTCCACCTAACAGGCGAACAACTAATATTTGGCTTTCCTCATTTAACATCTATCTTTACCAACTTATAGTTAAACTTTTCTTCATTATATATTTTGATCCTTTCTATCATATGTAGAAGTGTATAATTCTTCTTAGACTTCCAGGATAAGTCGTCTCCTATATCAAACAGATTACAAGAAACTTTATTATCACCCTTTCTCAAACCCCTTCCTATTGACTGTAAGTTCCTAATTCTAGACTTACTAGGAGAAGCAAAAACAATATTATGTAAGTTCCTTATATTTATACCCGTTGAAAATGTGCCGTATGATGCGATGATAATTGCATCTGATTCTTTTTCTGTAATAGAACGAATCTGTTCTCTAGTTTCTGTATCTGTACCACCGAATACAAAAAAGACCTTCCTGCCATCATTTACCTTTTCTTTGATCATCTCATAAAGGACTTTACCATGCTTCTCTACATATTGAAAAAGTACAAGGGTATTTCCTTTTTGTGTTATAGATAAATTTCTAATAATTACATTACGACTATGATTTGTAACAAGCCAATCCATCTCTTCTTGATAGTTCATTTTTTTAACTAACTGACGATCAGAATCTTTATACTCTAAAATCATTCCTATAATTTTTAAATCGGCAACCTGGTTTTCATCCATAAGTTTTTTAGTGGTTGTAACCTTGTATACAGATCCGAAGATGCCTTCTAAAACCAACTTATGTGTTTTAGTGCCATCCAAAGTTCCAGTAGTTCCTATTCTATAAGGAGTATTAGAGCATTTGTCAAGGATTGTAGTTAATGATTTTGCTTTAAACTGATGTGCTTCGTCGCCATAGACAACATCAAACTTTTCAAACCAGGACTTTGGAAACTTATAGATTGATTGCCAGGTTGAAATTGTGATAGGAAACTCGTTGGACTTTTCTTTGCCACCGTAAATCCTATGACAGTTTTCAGAGACCTTCCAATCAACTGCTGTAGCATAGTCTTGAAAGTCTCCGTACATCTGTTCTACCAACGAAGTGGTTGGTACTATGATTAATTGTTTTCTTCCTAGCTGTTGATGATAACGAACCAGGGAATATATAATGAGAGACTTGCCTGAAGCAGTGGGAGACAATAGGAGACTCCTACCTCTATTAATTGCTTCTGTGATTCCGTCAACTTGATAGTCTCTAACTTCAATATCTTTTCCATTGCTTTGTAGTTTTAACTCCTTTGTAAAGGTTTCAACGTAAGTCTTTGATACGGGATCGCCAATATCTTTGACATCTAAATTTAAATCGTACTCCAGTGTGTTGGCAAACTCTTGCAAATACGGCAAAAGCCCAACATATAATTCTTTTCTGTATATGTTAAATAATCTAGCTTTACCGTCCCACATACGATTACGGTAAAGAGGCATAAAACGAGCACCTGGAACATCAAACGTAAAATAGTCGTTGAGTTCTTGAGCGATACCTGGATCAGTATCGACTAATAAATGTACTTCGTTTTTCTTTGTGACTTTGATCATAACAAACCGTTCGTGAACTTAGTCCACTCTACTGCATTCTTGATATCCCATGTACGACTGTTCAGGGATCTCATGACAGTTTCAACAAATTGGAAACATGTTTTAGCATACTCTAACCTGTCTGCAAGTTTTATAATATCTGCATCGCTATCTAAAAACTCTTGCATTTCATTTTTAAGTGGCTGGTTTCCCAAATACTGATCCCAACCAAGAGCCTCTAACTCTTCTCTACTGAGTTCACCTCTGTAGTATTTCCACTTTGTCCTACGTAAAGCAAGCATCTGAGATTCATACTTACGAACCATAAGTCTATAGTTAGACAAATGATTTAAATATTTAGAATGTAACTCTGCTGTACGAACTGACTCTGAGCCTAAATTAAGCTCATCTATTTTACAATCCTGTTGCCACATATTCTGTATTTCATCAAGTCGCATAATATACTCCTAGGTGCTATATATAAGACATTATACACGAAACGGTAAAGATGTCAACGGTTAAGAATACCGTTTATATTTCTGCACTGATAATGTATTGTCTATACCTAAATGTAGCTAGTCCTTGGAAATACTCTGTATTACCTGAGGATATATCAAAGTCTAACCCACTTAAAGCAATAGGGAAAGCATCTTCAAATATAATTCTAGCGATTGGGTTATTATTAGAGTCCAAAACGAATAATGTGGCATCGCTTTTTTCTCCTAAATTGCCCTGTCTATGTTGCTTAAGATCAGGGAACCTGTAAGCCTGTTTTTGGGCATACTCTTTATACTCATCATGGTCTTCTGGGAAACCCAAACCCCTAAGCCAATTATAGAGTTCAGTATAGTTTAAAAGGTTCTCCTGTATTAGGAACCTAATTTGTAGCTCGCCAAACTGTAACTTATCGCCCGGTTCAGCATAGTCCACTAAGGGTGTTGCTACAATAGGAGTACCCATTGAAACATCCGGTATGTTTGCAGACTGACAAAAGAAAGACACGTTTGGAATATTGTGAACTAAAAACTTAAATCCGTTTGGCCTTAAATAATCTAACTCACTTGGATTGCTAGCTTCAAAACTTGCCTCTGTTATGTTTATCAGTTTGTCTACCACTACCTACCTTGCCCTCTATACTTTTTATATGAACGTTTTTTATGCTGTTCATATGAGACATTGAGCACTTTACGCTCCTGCCTCTGCCACCTACACCTTGCGAGGTAGCTTTTTTAACGTGGTTAATCACTGCTTTACCACTGTTCCATTGTTTAGCCATAATATTACTCCTTTAACTAACGTTATTTATAAAACAAAAAAAGAGGGGCTAATGCCCCCCTTCAAAAATGTTCCCTAGGGGAATCTTTTTATTTTTATTACATAAGGTTTGTAACCTTAACTGATCTGTAGTATTGGTTTCTATCTGCAGTAAAGTTATCTGCGTCTGTAGAACCATCGGATGCCAATACAAACGGGTTAGCGATCATTCCATATCGAGTTTTGAAACCGATTTTAGGCTGGAATGTGCTAGGATCAATTG